CAGGCGTCCCCTCCGGGCACTTGGCGCCATCGTCGTGGGTGCTGCCGTACAAGCCGGGGGCGATGTCGTCGTTCACCAATCTGGTGGTGACGGTCACGCCGGGTACGCTGAACCTCGCGGCGGGCGTTAATATTAACGGCTCTACGACGGTCACGATTACTGTCAACCCGGCAGACGGGCAACTGATCGTCTCGGCGGTCGGCTCCACGTCGATCACGTTCAACCTTGCGGCCAACTTGGCTGGTGCCCTGTCCGCATCTGGCAGCACGTCCTTCTCGTTCACGGTCAACAACGCCACGCTCGGCGCCATCGTCGACGCCGTGGGCGCTGCGCTGGTGCAGTTCTCAAACAGCGCCACGATCAGGGCCACGGGAAATTTGAGCGGCGACATCACCCCGTTCACCGAACTCAGCCCGCAAAATTTAGCGGCAGCGGTATGGGAAACGATTGCCGCAGACTTTAACGACTCAGGGACGATGGGTAACAAGTTGAACCTTGCAGCATCTGGCGGAGTAGACTACGATACGCTTGCGCAAGCTGTGTGGACCTATGTGAGCCGCACGCTAACCTCGGGCAGCAATGACTGCCTAACCCTCCCCCAGTTCCTGGCTCTGAAGGACTGATGATGGCTAAGTCGCCTGCCTGGACCAGAAAAGAAGGCCAGAACCCCAAGGGCGGGTTGAACGCCAAGGGACGCGCCTCTGCGAAGGCTCAGGGCATGAACCTGAAGCCCCCTCAACCAGAGGGGGGTCCGCGCAAGAAGTCGTTCTGTGCCCGTTCAGCGGGGCAGATGAAGATGTGGCCGGAAGCGGCCAAAGACCCTGACAGCCGTTTGCGCAAAGCGCGGCGGGCATGGAAGTGCTGACATGAAACACGAAATTTCTGAGGGCACAAAACATGCTGTTGACGCCCTATCAGTGGTCACAGTGGTTGGCACGCTCATGGAATTTTTACCTGCTGTTGCAGCGATCTTTACCATTGTGTGGACCGGGATTCGCATCTGGGAAACCGACACGATTAAATCGTGGACCGGGAGAAAGTAATGCCGGTTGAATCGGAAAAACAGCGCAGGTTTATGTATGCTTCACTTGCAGGCAAGACAGATGTCTCGCCCAGCGTAGCGAAGAAGTTTGTTGGTCCCAAAGCACATGCCGAAGGAGGCAGTATGAAAGAGTCCAAGGAAATGATGAAGAAGGAAGTGGCCTTCATGAAGAAGAAGGGCGCTCCGAAGTCGATGGTCAAGCACGAGATGAAAGAAGCCAAGGGCTATGCCAAGGGCGGCGGCATTGAGTCCAAGGGAAAGACCAAGGGCAAGATTGTGAAGATGGCAATGGGCGGCAAAGCCTGCTAAGGAACAGTCATGGACTACGCAGCCGAATCTAAACGCGAGGTTGGGTCTCTCAGGAAGCGTTACCCTGAAAAGCCCCCTGCTGGTATCCGTGCGGAACTGGATGCAATGGCTCAAGAGAAGGCCAATGCCAAAGGCATGAAAGTTCACGAAGGCCGGAAACTTGCCAAGGGCGGCATGACCAAAGGTTACGCAGGTGGCGGCTCCGCGTCTTCTCGCGCTGACGGTTGTGCACAACACGGCAGAACCAGAGGCATGATGCGATGATGGCCTCGCGTGGCATGGGAGCCATCCGCAAGGGTGTGGTGAAGAAGCGCCGTGATAACACGGACTTTACTGAGTACGCCGAGGGCGGACGGGTGAACGAAGCTGGCAACTACACCAAGCCTGGGATGCGGAAGAGCCTTTTTGAGTCCATCAAGGGGCAGGCCACCCAAGGCACCGCTGCAGGCCAGTGGAGCGCCCGCAAGGCCCAGCTTCTTGCCAAGCAGTACAAGGCCAAGGGCGGCGGGTACAAGGACTGACATGAAGGCCCCGCAGCAGAGTCTGAAGGACTGGACCGCGCAGAAGTGGACGACCAAAAGTGGCAAACCTTCTAGCAAGACCGGCGAACGCTACCTCCCCAAGGCAGCTATCGAGTCTCTTACACCTTCAGAGTACGCTGCCACAACCAAAGCCAAACGCGCAGGAAAAGCCGCAGGCAAACAGTTTGTCAAACAGCCTCCCAAGATTGCTGCAAAAACCGCAAGGCACCGATAATGGCAACCTCCGGCACCGCTACGTTTAATCTCGACCTCAATGAGTACGTCGAGGAAGCCTTTGAGCGCTGTGGTGCTGAGTTGCGCACGGGTTATGACTTGAAGACTGCACGGCGCAGCCTAAATCTGTTGTTTGCAGATTGGGCCAATCGCGGCGTAAACATGTGGACCATTGAGCAGGGCCAACAAGTCCTGACCGCTGGCACAAACACCTACACGCTGCCCGCCGATACTGTGGATCTGATTGAGCATGTGATTCGCACGGGCGCAGGAAATGTCTCCACGCAGACTGATCTGACCATCACGCGCATCAGTGTTTCTACCTACTCGTCCATCCCCAACAAGCTTCAGCAGGCGAGGCCGATTCAGGTTTACATCAACCGCCAAGCAGCAGCGCCGCAGTTCACCGTGTGGCCCACGCCTGACAATTCTCAGACGTACACGCTTGTCTACTGGCGCTTGCGCAGGATTCAAGACGCTGGTGCAGGCGGTACGTACACGCAAGACATCCCGTTCCGTTTCCTCAATGCGTTGGTGTCAGGACTGGCCTACTACCTGTCCATGAAGATCCCCGGTGCGATGGAGCGGATGCAGGTGCTGAAGGCGCAGTACGATCAGGATTGGGATCTTGCGTCCACTGAGGACCGCGAGAAGGCCGCTGTCCGGTTCGTCCCAAGAGAGCAATTCATTAGTTGATCATGGCGTTCAAAACACGCGAACAGGCACTTGCCTATTACAAAAAATATAACGCGGAGAACCGCGATGCGCGTAATGCCGCCCGAAAAAAATGGAACGATGAGAATAAAGAGTATAGGCTGCTTAAACAAAAAGAGTATGCGCAAGCAAATGCTGATAAGCTAAAGCAGTATTATTCTGAGTACAACGCCAAAAGGCCAAATAGTAGTGAGTACCATAAAGCGTACTATGAAGCCAATAAAGCGCGTATAGCTGAGCAAAAAAGAGAGTATCGTGAAGCAAACAAAGAGCGACTAGCTGAAGCAAAAAAAGTTGATTACGAAGTTAACAAGGAAGCACGATTAGCTCAAAAGAAAGAGTATCGCAAAAAAGCTGCAGGCAATATTGCATACCTAAATGCGAGCCGCAAAAAAGCGGTACGAGAGCGCACTCCAAAATGGTTGTCAAAAGATGACAGACTGACAATGAAGTGTGTCTATGCCATAGCAGCAATGCTGACTCGACGCAATGGTGAGCCTTGGCATGTAGATCACGTAATACCTCTGCAAGGCAAACACGTTTCTGGGCTGCATGTGCCGTTAAATTTGCGCGTCATGCGTGGCGCTGAGAACATCTCAAAAAAGAACAAATTTGAGGTGACGCATGTCTAACCGCTTTGCAAACGGCGCAAAGGCATTCGGTTTCTGCGACCGTTGCGGATTTCGCTTTGACCTCAAAAAGCTCAAAAATGAGGTCATCAAAACAAAGCGTACAGCCATAAAATCGTGCCCGCAGTGTTGGAGTAAGGACCATCCTCAACTATTGCTAGGCAGTTTCCCAGTCAACGACCCCCAGGCCATCCGCGATCCCCGCCCAGATACGAACACTTGGTACGCCTCGGGACAAACTGCCATCGGGACTATCGGCGAGGGTAGCCGGGTGATTGAGTGGGGCTGGGCACCGATAGGTGGGTCCAGTGGTTTTGATGCGCCCCTGACGCCAAATAGCTTGGTTGGGCAGGGATATGTTGGTACAGTCCAAATTGTCACGACCTAAGGAGTGAAAGATGAAAGATGTCCACAAGCACGAGCGTGCGAAGCACCCTGGTCAGCCGCTGACCAAGCTTGCCAAGGGCGGGAAAGCCTTCAAGAAGGGTGGTCCCACCTCTGAGGACCGTATGCGCATGGGCAAGAACATGTCCCGCGCCATGAACCAGAAGACGGGGTGAGCTATGAGCAAGATCACAAAACTGCCGCCTGCCAAGCAGGCATACCCGCAAGGCCCGGTCAACCCGCGTGACCTGTGCATGGTGGTGGGCAACATCTCCAAAGAGCCCGCTCCGGGGCCGAAGACCTCCGGGATCAAGCAGCGTGGATCTGGTGCCGCTACTCGCGGCTTCATGTCTCGTGGGCCGATGGCGTAATTTGGAAATTTTTGGCGGGAAGC